AATAGCAGCATTAGTTGGGACATGGTTCACCTTTATCTTTGGAGCATGGGATACAGCTCTAGGGGTGCTTATTCTTTTCATGGTCCTTGATTATATTACTGGATTCCTCGGTGGAGTTATGAACAAAACTTTAAGCTCTAGTATAGGCTTTAAAGGTCTGTTAAAGAAATTTACTATCTTAGTTGTCCTAATTGTTGCAGTATCACTAGATAGACTCTTAAATAATGGTTCATGGGTATTCCGTACTCTTGTATGTTATTTTTACATAGCAAATGAGGGCGTTAGTTTAATTGAGAATGCAGCAAAGATGGGTTTGCCCGTTCCAGATAAATTAGTAACTGTTTTGACACAACTTAAGAGTAAAAGCAATCCAACAGATTAGCACAATTTGAATTTTTGAATAAATTATCTAGGGGTGAATAATATGGCTAAATGGAAATGGTGTCTCGAAGATGAGACTTCAGGCATTCTTTTAACTGGGTGGCAGCAAGTTGAAGGAAAGTGGTACTATTTAAATTCTAATGGAACTATGGTTACTGGATGGCTAAAAGAGAATGACAAATGGTATTACCTTGACAACAACGGAGTAATGAAAGTTGGCTGGCTACAGGATAACAACAAGCGGTTCTATTTAGGTAAAGATGGAGTGATGATTGCAAATTGCATCTCTGTTATAGATGGAAAGTCTTATAGCTTTAGTGCAGATGGTGCATTAATAGAAAACACTAGCTTAGTTTCTGATAAGCTAGTTGATTTTGTAAAGCACTATGAGGGCTTTCGTGCAACTTCATATATTGATCCTGCAGGAGTAAAAACGATAGGCTATGGCACTACAAAGAAAGAATATGTTGCACTAGGAGAGATAACAGAAGTTCAGGCAACACAATTTCTGAAGGAAGAGATTAATGGTATGGCAAAGAAAATAAAGACAAGCTTAGATAGTAAAGGTGTTGTATTAACTCAAAACCAATTTGATGCTCTATGTTCTTTTGCATACAACTGTGGAGTAGGTGGTCTTTTAGGAAGTACACTTTACAGCAGAATTCTTGCAGGAGTAAGAGATAGCAGTCTAAAAGATAATTTTGCAGCATGGTCAAAAGCTGGAGGAAAGATTTTACAAGGGTTGTTAAACAGAAGAATAGAGGAATATCAAATATTTGCTAATGCAGATTATATTAGGAATTTTTAATGGTAAGCCTAGATGGAGAAATCCGTCTAGGCTTTTTGTATTTTAGAGGAATTTACAGCGCCTCGTAGAATATATTACTAGAGAAATAGCAAAGTGTAAAAAAACCTAACTAGCAATAAACAAAAAAGGAGTAGATATAAGTGTTTGGAGAAATTTTATTAGGCGTATTTGGAAATGGTATATATGACATAATTAAAAATGTTCTAAAAGATGTTTTTCCAGATTATGATGAGGTAAGTCAGAAAGTCTATTGTGTTTTAGAAGAAACAAGTAAAAACTTTTTTGATAAATATGGTGATGAATTTGGTAAACCTTGTTCAAGTTTTTTAGCGAAGCAATCAAATATTGATTGTATAATAAAAAGCTTATTTTATGGAAATAACATTGATTTACAGAATGAATTATCTGTTAAAGGTTTTGATGGAGTTAAGGATGTTACACAAGAGGCTTTAAGTTATTTTATTAAGATGTTCCATAGTAATATGATGAGGGATTTTGCACTGAACAAAGCCTTAACTGAGAAAAGGCATATAACTGAGAGCAGTGATACCTCAACTAAAATCATTGATTTATTAAATAAGTTAGCTATTCAAGGGCAACTGCCAGATAAAAAAGAAGAGGAATCTTTCAAAGGATGGACAATAATAGATAACTATGGAATTGAATCACAAATAATAGAAGGAAAAAGACATACAGTTAAATTTCCTAATGGAGCAGAAGCAATATATATCTTAAAAAATGGCCTTTTATATATTGATTTTATAGATATACATGGACAAATATCATACTATGAAATGGATATAGATGGTAATGTTGCAGATACTAAATTCCCATATGAGTTGTCAGAGTACTCTTTAAAAATACCTGAAGATCAAATAGTACATAAACAAATCATAAATTTACAAAACGGATTAAGAAGAGAAGTAATTAAATTAAAATGGGGCAAACAAGCAGATGTAATATTTGATAGTAGAGATCAAATTGTTCAAATCAACTTACATGACGGCTGGGAAATAAGGCATAAAGAAAAGATGATTGTTCCTAGTTACGAAAAGTAAAGCGCAAACTTCACCTACATTAAACAATAAATTCACTCAGCTTGGCTTGAAAATATATTTAAAGCCAAGCTGAACAGAGAGTTAAGTAGGTTTAAATGATTATTGATTATTTAGATCTTTCTTCTAATACTTTTATAATATTCTCATTCCAGTGATTCTTTCCGATTTTATATTTCTTACCAGAAATTACACCTGCTGCAAATCCTTCTAGCTCTTGAGCATATTTAGGTTGAAATCCATTTTGTAAAGCCCAACTTGTTATTTGTGAAGGGACTAAAATATGTCCTGCATCATTAAGCTTTTTTAAAAGCTCTATAACGCTTGCCTTATCATCAGGATGCACAAATCCTGTTGACATATTAATACGATTTTTAATTGCTTTTAAACCTTCAATTACTATTGGATCCATATTTATCCGCTGCCTCCTACTTACATATAATAATTTTTATATTTATATTATACCATTTTTTAACTTAGCATTGATTTTGCTTCATAATATTCTCATAAGATAAAATAGTACGAGCCTAGAGAGAGAAATCCTTCTAGGCTTTTTTGAGTTTTTAGAGGAATTTATAGTATTTTGTAGAATATATTACCATAGGAATATTATAGTGTAAAAAACATCTACAGAGATATTTTCCGATATAAACGTTGGAAATACTACTACATTTCGTTATAATCCGAAATATAATTCGGAAATTTTTAATGTTAAGAGAAATCATCAATTAATCTGTGAAAATCGTATTAGTAGAACAGGAGACGAAGATGGAATTTGATATTAATTATACTACAGTTGAAGAATCAAATATGTTTCTAAGAGCTTTATGGACAAAACTGAGAAATGATGGGCAGATGGGCTGGAATTTTACGCCATATAAAGATGCAAAAAATAAAATAATAAGTTTAGGGTTTGTATCAACTAATGTCTTATCTGGTTTGTATTATGTCAAAATAAAATATGAAATACGAGGCTGTATTAAGAAGCTAATTTTTGAACCACAAGATTCTAATGGAGATGTAAATAGAGACTATGAGATGCTCATTACAATAGTTGATGCGGCCAAAAACTATAAAAAGGATATTAGTACTGTATACTTAAGAATGGCTTATAAAACAATTGGTGAAGGAATTGACAACTACTGTGGTAAGAATTTTAGGATAATAAATTATGATAATGAGTTTTCAATTATTTTTGCAATAAACGGCTTTGACAAAAAAGATGTGGGCAGTGAATTAGCAAAGATAAATGGTAAGGTTATAGATTTCTTATCGACTCAGATTAGCCATGTGATTTTTCAAACAGATAATGTTAAAGCCTTACCAGAAATAAACGATTATAACAATTTTGCAAGCGAAAACTGGGTTGATACCTATCCTATAATTAATAATAGAATTAAAGTAATGGAAAAAAGTGTTGAAGCTATTGATAAAATTATTAGTCAGCAACACGATGATGAATTTGAGAAATATATAGATGCATGTAGACTTTTTCATACAGCAACTAAGTATACAAGTTTTATATATGATTACGATAATTATGATTTTAAACAAGTGGAATATGGATTATCTTTTGAAGAAGTAGCCAATATGTTGTATATGTCTTCATTTGAAGTGTTGGCGAGCATAATGGATTCAAACGACTCAAGATGTGAAAGTTGTAACCAGAATATCTTTTCTATAAGGCAAAAAGTTATAAAACTTATTGAAAATTATTCAGAAGGATATATGGATAAAGGAATAATTGATGATTATTACAAAAAGAGAAGTGCATATGTGCATTCTGGCGAGTTTTTTAGTAATAGGTCATATTATGGTGGGGTAAGTAATCCGCAATTATCTAAATCTGATATAGGTGTAATAATGCAACTACCATATATTAATCTTCTTATGCTAAGAGATGTTGGGGGATTTATTTTCAGAAGGTTCCTAATAGAATATTTTAAGCTTTGATTAATTCTCTTAACGAAATGCTTCCGTAAGCTTTGGTTGAATTTCTTATATAGTAAGGTATAAATTTGTAGTTCATAATCAATATAACGGTTAATAATTAAATCGGTATCAAGGCACAATCATTCACCAAGCGCGTCGTGCTAAGCTTCAGGAATGTCGGCAACGTGAAACATTAGGCGAATGCATATTGAAGGAAGGAATATATTATGAATTTATTTGAAGATTTAAGAAGTGAAGTTGTAAGTCAAATGAAAAGCCTTGGGATAAAATATGATGAAACTGGCAATATCCATAAGATTTTAGTTCAATATTATAATATTGGTAACAAATTGATACCGATAAGACCTAGAAACGTACACAAGACAGATTGTGTTAAACTCTTAAAAATTGAAGGTGACCTCTTAAGAATATTAAACGAAATTGAATCAAAGTTTACAAAAGGGGAAGATGTTAATCCTTACTTAAGCAGAAATATACTAGATGCGGATTTTCTAGATTATCTTTTAGATGATTGGGGAATACATCATCTACATTTAAGTAATAAGAAAGATTCTAAGGGAAACTTCTTCATGGAGAGATCAGACTATTTATTATTTGTGAAGGTATATGATAATGACGTATATTTTATAGATGTCCAAAAGCATAAGACGAAGAGTATATTTGCAAAACAGGAATTATTGCAGATTTTTGAAAGAAACTGGCCTGAAATGATGGAGCCATATCAGTTAAAAGATGTTATGAGTGTTCATAAGCCTAGTGATAAAGAAATAGAACAATTAAGAAAAGGCGGAGCATATGTTCTTTATGAGGTTAATGGGAAAGTATTTACTCCAATTGGTGGGGGACTCACTTCAGCAAGAACAAATATTAATCATACTATTAAAGCTGATGATTTATTAACAATACTACATGAGGCAGAAAAAGAGATAGTGAAAAATATTGATTTAATAAAACTAGAATTGAAAGAAAAATTACATATAAATGATCATGAAGTCGATTTTAAACTAATCAGAAACAAAAATAAATTTATCATTATTGAAGTTACTTCTGGAACAGTAGTATTTGAAATCTAAATATGTCTTTAGACTAACAAAGCACTTAAGTCAATTTTGGATGTTTTGAGTAATACTTCAAAGAGGCCAATGCCCATTCTTTCACCATGTGAAGAGCTCTAGACTTCTCGGCGTCAGGAGTACGGGTCTTTATATGTAATTTTTGTGTCTAAGTGACAATTAATGAAAGGATAGTTCCTAGAAGATGAAAATCCTTCTAGGCTTTTTTTATTTCGCCCAAAATACAACCAGAGCTGCAGCAACTGCAAGTAGAATACTTATATCAATTCTCGCGTACGATTTTGCTTTCATAAAATAACCTCATCTAAATTATTACCAAAAGAAGGGGAAAACTATCATTTATAGAATTAATTAATATGAGAGATGATAGGCAATAACAAATGACGAGGTGTAGTAATGCAGTATGAAATTATAAAAGAAGATAATTTATTAACTGTAAAGACCCAGAAACGATTAAGTCTTGAACCAAAGGATTGGAGAAAAAAACTAAAGAATGACCTAGTAAATGCTTTAAGGGGATTAACTCCGCAAAAACAATATCTTGTAGCCAAATTACAGACTAACGAAGTTGAGTTTTTTGATGTTGAGAATATTTTATTTTATAATGTAGGCACATCTAATTTCAAAAGACTTGATACTAAAGGTGTATGTTTTTCATTAGAAAGGACTTCTGAACAGCAAGATTTCAGATATTTTCATCAGTACAGTTTTATAGATTCAATAGAGGATAACAGAACTAATATCATCGCTGAATGGAGTAATGTTGCTATCGATAAACCAAGTACTTCAAAAAAGCCACTTGACTATTGGATTGCTTTAAAAAAATCAGATAGCGTAACTATTAATAAAAGCGATTATGAGGGAGAATTTGGGATATATATTGAAATTTTAAAACCCGAGAAAGAAGAAGTTAACATAGTTAATATACAGAAAGCCTTACTAGATGGCGTCATTTCAGCATTTCATAAAGTAAGTGGTATTGACCGGACAATTATCGAATATGTAGCATATAAAACAGGAAACTCATTTGAATTTATATATGACCTCATCAACAACAGTAATTCGTGTCTATCTGTGCGAGATGTTATACAAAAGTATAGGAATGGAGTCAAATGGAATCCACAGGACGAAAGATGTGTGGATGCTAGAATTATAGTTAGAAATTCTTATGATAATATATACAAATTATCAGGGTATATTTTTGAAAAGTAAATTGAAACTTCGTTTTGAAATATATTAATCTAGGATAAAACATAAGATAAATATAATAGTATGAGAATTTTCCTGAATAATTAAGTAACAGTTCCAAGTGTGAGAAATCCTTCTGACTTTTTTATTATTTTGAAGGATTTTTTTATATTGTGTAGAATATTGTAAAAATATAGTGTTTAAGTTGATAAAGACTTTGTTAATAAAGCGAAGTCATTCATCATTTCTGAAATATTTATGATTTTAGAAAATTAAATTCTGTTAAATAGATTAAAGGACTGATATGTGTGTTTAATTCATTCTATAACATAGTAGTTACATTCTTAAAGATAGGATTGTCTGGAGCGTTAATTTGTTTGCTAATATTTATTATGAGGAAGACTAAATCAATGTTTAAGGTTATAGCTGCTATTGCTTCTATCTTTTTAGTGTTGGAAGTTATAGGCTGTATTTTATTATTACTTCTATTATCTAAACCTAGTGTAGCTGTACAGCAAATAATAAACTCAGGTATCTCAAAAGATAGTTATCCAGGAGCAGTATTATTTGATAAGGACAAGAAAATCGAACAGAGAAATCAAGAAATAATTCTGGATTCGAAGACCAGTGAAGTTAATATTAGTATTTGGGATTTTGCAGCAATAGATGGTGACTATGTTCAACTAATTCATGATGATAAGACTTATGGAGAACCTTTCATGATAAGTCATGGTGTAAAAAGTTTTATAGTACCAGCTAAAGGTAAGTTAGAGATTAAAGGTGTGAAAGATGGTGGAGGCGGAATAACATATGCTATGAATGTAAAAGAAACTGGAGAAACTTATTTTAACGATGCACCAGAAGGTGGTTTCAACACCTATACAATTCAGAAAAGGAATAATTAATATTGTATTAAATAATATTATTAGTTTTAATAAGTTCTAGGAGTTTAGGCTCCTTTTTATTTTTTTTCTTGAACACGAACTAATGTTCTGATATAATAAGCCATACAAACATATATTTGGAAGGTGTCATGATGAAGATAATTGCAAAGCCGATTGATATGGTGTGTTGGTTCGAAAAAACTGGAATACCTCATCCTGTTAGATTTAAAGTTACAACTGATGATGAAAGTGAAATGGTTATTAAAGTTAATAGAATGCTGACTATAGATAAGGAAAAATTAGCAGGAAATGAGATGCTAGTTATAAAATGTGAAAGTACTATTAATGGTGCTAAACGGATTTATGAACTTAAGTATGAATTACGAACATGCAAATGGATGCTATTTAAGATGTAAACGAGGGGATTGGGGAAATGAGAGAAAAGCTAACGAAGAAGCAACAAGAGTTGCTGCAAATGATAAATATATACATAAATAAAAATAGGATAGCTCCGTCAGTAAGAGAGCTCACGAAGTTAGTTGGCTTAAAATCTAGCTCTACAACACATGGATACTTACGCCGGTTAAAGAAAAAAGGGTATATTACCTGGGACGAGACTATGCCAAGAACACTAAAAGTTATAAAACAAGATGTACTGGAGGATTTAGAAATGGTAGAACTAAATTGTAAAGAATTATATAGAATACATATAACAATGGACATGATTGAAGAATTCTACCAGCTTGGGGAAGCTTATGGTAGAAGACATGAAGCAGTCAACAACATTTACGGTGACAAAAATATTTCAGATAAGTTAAAAATAAGTTGTATGGTTCAGTATAACAAAGAATGGCATGAAAGCTTATTTGGTATACTAGCAAACTTAAGAAATAAGGCTAACTTAGAAAATGATGAGCATGTTATGCATTATGATGTAAAAACAAAAGAATTAATAATATTAGATTTATTAAGAAGTGATTACAGAAGGTTACTTGAAGAACATACATATCTTGTTAAAGTTAATACACTAAAGTAAAAACCATAAGGTTTTATGCTTATTAATATGTTGGCAGAATAAATATGAACTGCTTATATTTCTGTAAGGGCACGTTGTAGTTATTTAGTATATTTTATTATCCAAATGCAAAAGAGGGAGCTGCACTTAGTATAAATAATGAAGTTATTAGTATTGATATAGAAAAACTGAAAAGAGTTAATTGAGAAATAAAGAAAAGGAGTTTAAATAAAGCTCCTTTTCTTTATATGGTAAGACGAATCTTGTAGAACTTAATATAGCACATAATTAGAAAGCTATGACTTAATGTAAAAATACCTATAGAAGAACTATATAATAGTAGGAAAATCAGAAAATTGGATAATGCTAGTAGTTATTATCTGATAGGTTATGTTACCTTGAAGGGATTTATAGTATTTTGTAGAATATATTACCATGGTATATTTTATATAAGTAAATATTTAAGTACTAAATTTCGATATATTACGAAGTAAGACAAGGTAATATTTTTTTATATTAAATCATCTTCTTTCAAGGAGATACTTTATAAAAACGAAAACTATAATCAGTTTAAGTAAGTGGAGGTAGATTAAAGTGGTAGATGAAAAGACAGAAAGTTATGTAAAGTCAAACTTTTATGAACAGTTAGTTGAACATGTTTTTATTTCAGAAGTGTTGCAAGAAGCATGGTTTAAATTTAATCAATGTATAGAAGTACTACACTCAGAAATAGATAGTTCTGGTTATGATTTAGTTTTAGAGTGTAATGGAATTATAAGGCATATTCAACTGAAGACATCTATAGAAGGCGCAAAAAGATCTACCGTCAATATAAATGTCGCCTTAGCTGAAAAACCGAGTGGATGTGTAGTATGGACGACTAGGCATATTGATAAAGAAAAAAATAGAATTAGCTTAGAATACTTATTTTTTGGAGGAAATCCAGGAGAAGTATTACCAGGCATAGATAATCTTAGAATAACAAAACATACTAAAGGCAATTCTCTAGGAATAAAGAAAGAAAGACCTTCTATCCGTGAAATTCCTAAAAGTAGATTTATGAAAATTAAAGATACTTCCGAACTTCTAAGTAGACTCTTTAATTTAACTCATTCCTAGGATAATCTTATATAGTAAATGGCTCAGGGTAGCTATGTTGCGAATAGTGTTTAGAATAAATAGTAATTAATTAGAATTAAATGTTATAGCCTGGAGAATGCTCTAAGTGCCTATATTTTAACAAACATTTAGAAAAGGAGTTTATAATGAGTAATAATGCATTGGAAAGGTTTCCTAATGAGGTAATTGACGAATTAAAATATTATGTTTATAGACTTATAGATCCAAGAAATGGAGAAACATTTTATATAGGTAAAGGTAAGGGAAATAGAGTTTTTTACCATATGAAAGGTGCTCTTACTATGGATAACTTCGATGAAGTTGATGATAAAATTCAAATAATTAGAGAAATAATAGTTGCTGGCTTAGAAGTAATTCATGTAATACACCGGCATGGGATGGATGAGAAATGTGCATTAGAAGTAGAAGCGGCTTTAATTGATGCATATCCAGGTGTATCAAACATAATGGGTGGACATGGTAGTAATGAGTATGGTCCTATGAATGCTTTAGAAATAATAAATAAATATATGTCTCAAGAAGCTATTTTTGAGCATAAGGTCCTCATGATTACGATTAATAAATCTGTTTCTGAACGAAGTATCTATGATGCAACAAGATATGCATGGAAGTTAAGTAAAGCTAAAATAAAAAGAGTAGACTATGTGTTGGCAGTTAAACAAGGTATCATTGTAGGAGTGTTTATCCCAGTTGAATGGAAATCTGCTACTATAGCTAATTTCCCCGAATTCAATGGAGATAGGCCAGAAAGGTATGGATTCGTTGGATATGAAGCCGATGATTCAATAAAAAAAATATACTTACGTAAAAGAGTTCCAAAGGAATATAGAAAGAAGGGAGCAGCAAACCCTATCAAATATAACTTTTAAAATGTTATCAGATAAAATATATCCGTTTTTGTTCTACCGAAGGGGGAGCTACAATGAGTATCTTTATGAGTACAGTTCATAGGTGGCAGGCATATTGGAAAATATATTAAACTTTTTACTGTTTTAGGAGTAAGATTATGAAAATTGGTAGTAACGACTACAAACTTGTATATCTAGATACTAATGCACTCAGAGAAATAGTGCTAAATAATAATCAGAGTCTCAGTAATTTTATAGATAAGTTTTTAAATCTAGATTCATTAAAATATGCACCTGTATTTTCTATATATAATGTTTTTGAGCTGAAACCTTATAAAGACATTTATGAGAAATTCATAGAAATTTTTTCTATTATACCATGTATGATGTTCCTTCCATATAAGCTAATTATTGACGAGGAATATAATGCGTTTTGTAATAATAGAGAAGTGGTACTCGATGGGAATATAATTCATGCATTTTCTCCATTCGGTCCGACTGACAGTTTTGAATTACAAAAGTTTCTTGAAAATTTATGGAATAACGAGGTAATAAAAAATAATATCATATTAGAAATTGTTGGACTTAAAGAAGTAGCAAATACATGGAACGACACAAAAGCTAGTTATTACAGTATATCTAATGTGTTAAAGCCATCCGATTTAAGAAAACTATACTTTAAATTAGAAAGGGAAACTATTATAAAGGATCTTAGAGTTCATGGTATAGATATTATAAATGACTTAGACATAAAAAGATTGCCAGGAATTAGGGCAATGGAGTATTCTCAATTTATGAAAATCTATGATAGGAAGAAATCAATCAACCCAAATGATGTTATGGATGTTAAAATGAGTTGTTTTATACCTTATGTAGATGCTGTTATCACTGAGGTTTATCAAGCTGAACTTTATAAAAATATGAAAAGTTTCATAAGGCAACTTAAAGATATAGAAATATTTGGGGTAAATTATTTGAAACCATAAAAATCATTATTCAGTGGAATGTTAATTCAGAACAATGGAAATACAAGAACTTATATATATGCGATATAATAGGTATATGAAAAGTTAATTTGGGTACAATTGGATAATAACAAATAAATGGAAGTGATATAATGGATAAGTTAAAATATTGCACTAAGGAAATTATCATACTTGATCAACTATTAAGGTTAAAAAGCTGTGGATTTTATAAACGAGCTCTATCAAGATTTGTAATGATCAGATTAGATGCATTTATTACTCTTGCAAGACAAGCTAATAATCAGATAGATATAAATGAAAAAAGTAGAAGAAAAAGAATAAAAGGAAGTTTAAATGCGCTTGAGGAACTGTATAAAGAGTTTTTGTACAAGCAAAGAAACAGTTTCGGTGGGCATTTTAAAGTAATGGATTTTGGAACAAGAATTGATATATGGTCCGAGATTGAATACTATAAAATAGATTTTTTTATTAAAAGTATCATCGAGATATATAATATGTTTAAAAATGAAGTTTGGTATGAGGATTTTACAAGCATCCTACATATTATTGGAAGTACTATAGGAAAAGATGTAGAATCTATATCATCTGTAATGGATTTAGAGAATAGACCGAGAATTGCAAATGATGTACTTGCATTAACTCGTCCTAATACGGTGGCAGCTTTGTCCGGTCATCCACTTCATGAAAGAGCTGGGATTCTAAAGTCTTTAGAACTTATTATTAACTATGAATTAAGGATTTTAAAAATTGATAATAATTCTTTAATAAGAAATCTATTTAAGGAATTGCTAATACTCGATTTAATTAATTATTCTGATGCCTTGTTTACAAGGAATGTTGCTGCAGATGCAAAACAGGCGATGGATGGGTTAGATTTAATTATAGAGAATAAATATCTGGAAAATAAATCATTTGAAAAGGCATATACTATACTAGTGAATTTTAAAGAGAACTATAAATATAAAGAAAAAATACAGTCTTTAAGAGATGTAAGAAATAAAATCTGTGGTCATATAGATATAACAGCAGATTTGAATGATATATTAGATATGCTTAATAAATGTACCCAAGACGACTTGGAAAACACATACACTAAGTTTTCTAGTCTGTTTAAAAGTATTTGTTCAAATGAACTTATTTTTAGACAATATCTTATGAATAACTCTGTACTTCATGATGTTATATCAGTTGAACATCAGACTCAAAGACCGTTTGACAATAATGGTGTTCCAACTAGCTTTAACGTAAATGTAGATTATTCCAGTATAGAATACTATGATAAATATTATGAAGAGTATATAAGCCAAGGGACTGAGGAATCGTTACAATATTTTAAACAAACTTTTCAACACTCTTCTATAGTTAAAAAAATCCAAATTACTGAAATAGTATCAACTAACTACAAATCATATGATTATATTGATTATAGATTATCCCATGAGTTTTTTTATCAAAAGCTTATGAGTGATGATACACCACAAGATGAAAAGATTAAAATTGTTGGTTTATTTATGGCATCATATACTTGGTGTCCAAAAAGTTTATTATATATCTTAATTAATACATATGAAGAAAATAAAGAGGATCCTCATATTAGATTGAACTATATATATGCTTTTGGTAAAATTACTTTATCAAAAAATAATGATATATTTGTTTTGTTAAAAGAAAATGCATATATTGATGATTTATATTTTGTTTATTATTCTATGCTTGCTATCATCAGTATTGAGTTAAAATCAGAAGGGCTAAAATATTTAAATTCCAAGGAAAAAAGCGGTGCTATTTATAACTTAGAATATATGCAATTTGTTATGTCTATCATAAATAAATCAAAATGCAGTATACAAAATGTTCTAATATGTTTAGGATTATTGAGTGAAATATATTTTGATAGTAAATTAGCATCATATATAGAATTTTCAAAAAGAACATATGATGTTTTATTAAAGGATGAGCTTAATGATAACATAAATAAAGTATTTGATAATTTTAAAATTATAATTGATGAAGATGATGCTAAAGATCTAACAAATTTAATAAGTAATAATAGATTCATAGATGCAGCGTTTTTTATGTCAAATATATTACAAAAAAACGGGTATGGAAATCTTACTAAATTTATATATAATTGTTGTACTGATTTAATTATTATTAACAAAAATCATGATTGGTCTCTTTTTCTTAAGGCTTTGGCATTTAAGGAATCTGGAAATTGTGATATAGCAATACAAAAATTAGAAGAACTCTGTTGCAAAAGCCCTGAGGATTATGAATACAAAATTGTCCTATTAGAGTTATATAAAATAGAGAAGTTAACAGATAAATACAAGAGACTAAGGGAAGATTTAATTGATAATTATAATATTGAAAATGATCAAATGGATTATATCTTAAATACTATAGATAAAATGTAATGCTGCCATTAGAGAATTTGATTTCTATTAGTTAATACATTTTTAAATCAAACTCACTAACGCTACTAAATGAGGTTTGATTAGATAAGTGATCTTGGTTTAAAAGAGATTTAAATAAGACAACATAAATAATTCTTTTTTCCCACATTATTCCCACACTAGTTGTAGATTGTTATCAAAAGTACTAGATTAAGCAAATGTGAAAGTATAGTATTATCAATGATTTTAGAAAGCTATCAATAATAACAATTTATTGGAAAGCAAATCCAATGGTCGCAGGTTCGACTCCTGTCAGGCGCACCAGAAGCATTGAAACATCTAGGTTTGCAATAATGTGAACTTAGGTGTTTTTCTATTTTCCCACATTATTCCCACACTAGAAAAGAAAAAATAAAGTGTGGTGTAAATTCCCACACTTCTTTCCCACATATTATTCGAATAAATGATTTAATTTTTCAGCAGCAGTAATTTTTACCTCTGGCATAACATGAGTGTAAATATTAGCTGTTATTGATATATCTGAGTGACCTAATAACTCTGATACAGTTTTTAAAGGTACTTCTCTTTCAAATAATTTTGTAGCATAAGTATGTCTCAGTGCATGAAATTTTTTATATTCTATTCCAGCTTTGGTGAGAATCCGCTTATAGCTCCGCCTAAAATTATTAGAATCAATATTTTTACCTAACTCAGTAGTAAATACAAAATCACTTTCAATATATGAAGTTCCAGCGTCCGACTTTTCTTTTTCTTGTCTTTGTCTATGTTCCTTCAAAACATCAACAAGACTAGATGGAATAGGAACAGTTCTGATGCTTTTCTTAGTTTTGGGAGGCTGAATAAGTGTTTTATATTGCTTACTTCTATCAGCAGCTATTACTGTTACTTCCTTAATGGTTCGCTGAACTTTTAGCTCGGAATAATCAGAATCAATATCAGACCACTGTAATGCCAATAGTTCACCTAGTCTTAATCCGGTTCCTAAATCTAGTAAAATAGCAGCCTTAAGTCTATGGTTTTCTAGATCGGCCTTAAGTAATTTGATCTCATCATTACTATATATCACAACTTCATTATCTTCATCATATTCATTATTAATCGTAGATTTAATTTTACTTTGTCCAGGTATAACAATTCTCTTGTTAGAGCATGGATTTTTAAGAATATATCCTTCCTCAACTGCATAGTTTAAAAGACTTTTTAAGAGTTTATTCAGATTATATATTTGACTGTAAGTCTTACCGCTTTCATAAAGCTCGTTATAATATCTTTGTATCTGAATAGATTTTATATCATTTAACTTGATACCGTATAAGTTGCTATTTTCTATGTAGTTTCTGAAAATTCCCTCGTATCTTTGGAATGTTGAAGGCTTTATATGGCTAGATACTCTAAGTATTTCGAATAACCAGGAGTGCATTAGCTTTCCAAGAACTATAGTTTTGTAATCTATAGAAAGTCCATTCTTTAGTCCATTAAGATAGTCATCTTTCTTAGCTTCAGCTTCCTTTTTACTCTTTCCATAGAATTCTTTTCTTATTAATTTACCATTGCTATCTCGACCAACTGATGTGGTTACTCTAAAATAATCATTTCCGTTCTTAGAATAGTTGATTTTTACCGCCATATAATCACCTCACTTAGAGTTAATGCTATTGTAAAGACTAGTACTTATATAATTAAAGTATTAGGAAGACTATTTGAAAGATCTTTTAGAACGTAATATAAGAAAAAAGCGTAATAAAGCAAAGTAATGGTTTCCCGAAAGACTTTCTGCTAATCAACTAATACAAAGGTGAGTAAATCCTATCAATATCAGTATCTAATACATAATCAACTATGATATCATCTGAATAAACTATACGTTCAAAATTATAAAGTCTGCAGAACACATCTGGGAAATCTATTGATTCATAAGTTAACTTTTTAGCCTGAAAATACATCTGCTTCAATTGGTGTTTAGAACACTTTTTACCTGTAAGCAGAATTTTGTGGTTTAAAAAACCTTCAATCTCAATAATCAAAATCATCACTACTGGTTGCTAATCAGTCATATAGCTTAAATTTTCAATAATTTATTTTAATTTTCAATTATTCAACAACACAAGTATATTTTGCAGCTAAAGAATATTTCTTCTCAATTCTCAACTTAAGCTACTATCTATTTTTCATAGATTTATGTATTTTTTCTGCAGTCATCATGCATTCTTTCGCTTCGAATTTCCTATCAAATGACCTTGATAACACTCCCGAGATAATATCTGCTATTTCTTCTGGTGTATTATTAACATTGAGTTGTGCTGCAATCTTCCTTGATTCGCTATCAAATTCATTACCAGGTGCATCGGGAAATAAACCATAAGGATTAAATTCATCTATGGCTTTCTTCACAATATTAAACATTTTACCCTCCCATATCCCTTATTGTATAGCTTCATAATTTTTTACAACTGCGACATTGCCACATTCCAGTACTTTACAAAACTCAATATATGTACTTACAAATTAACTAGTTTCTTCAAAGCCCTGGCAGGAACTTCAAGACAACTAGCAATTTGTTCAAATGTCATTTGATACATCATTGTTTCATCAAAGCTGAGCTGAGACAATTTTAATGCAAAATAATCAGCTTCATTTTCATGTTTACCTTCGTTTGGAAGCATCATGTTATGACTGTCTAGATGTAAAAGAATATGACCTAACTCATGCCTTAAATAAAACAATTTATGGTTCTTGTTAAGATCTTCTCTAATAAAAACAACGTTTAAGGTATCTATAAAAACCGAATTCTTTCCAAGTAGTAAGGGGAAATCTGAATCAACTTCAGTTATGCTTATTCCCATAGCATCTAATATTTCATAAGGGTTATTCGTCTCATAGATATCTAAAATACCTATAATAATCTCGTCAATCCATTCCATTGAGGTTACCCCCTATTTTTTATACTTATAGCTTACAAGTCTCATCTGCTCCAATAAAGCATTCGCGAAACTTAATATCTCCTCATCACTAAGCTTATCCGCATTAAAGCCTTCAGAAGCAAATATCCTATGTTTTTTTACATAAGTTCTAGCTTCGTCTGGATTAGTAAACTGTTCTGGAACAACTTCAAAAGCAGCTAGGTCTTGTTTAGCATCTTCTGTTTTTTCTAAAGTATCATCTTTAAAAAATTCATCAATTGATACTCCTAAGGCATCTGCTATTTTCTGAAGAGTCTTGGTTGTAGGGTTTTTATCATCCTTGTTTAAGATATCACTAATTGTAGACTGTGCAACTCCTGAAAGTTTCCACAATTTATAAGCTGTTACATCATTCTGTTCCATAATTTCAATTAACCTATTTCTATTAAACATTACTTTCACCTACTTAATACTTCGATATAACTATATATTACTCCTGAAAAATGATATATGTCAAGATAATCGAAGAAAAACAGAGATAAATTAAGATAATTTACCTAAATGCTACTATATAAAGATATATAGTATTTGCAAATACTTCTATATAAAGATATAATTAAAACATGGTAATTGAATAAACGAATTAAAGGAGGAACAGTTCATGGAAATAACTCAAGAAAAGTTCAAATTATTAATTAAAGAAACTTTAAGTGAGTGTCTAGAATCAAAAGAACAAAAACTTACTTTAACAATTGATGATGCAAGTAAGTTGTCTGGTATAGGGAGGGACAAGATACTGGAACTTGCTCATAATTCAAACTCAGGTTTTCCTTCATTTAGAGTCGGTTCAAAATTTTTAATAAATAGAGAAAAGCTAATTAATTGGTTAGATAAAATATCAGACCAAAGGTTAGTGATTTAAGAGGAGATTTAGAATTTATGAGAAAGTATCATATGCTTAATTGAAGATATTAAAACTGATACATATTCTTAGAGATGAAAGGAGTAAAAACAAATGTTTAAAAGTGAGGTAATGATATGAAAGATAAAACTTGGTATGTCTGCCCTGTATGTAGACAAAAGCTACTTTTGATTAACCCGGTTAAGGATATTGAAGGTGTGTATATAAAGTGTAAGAAGTGCCATCAGGAAGTTGAAGTTATTAATAAAAAGAGTGCCTAAGCCAGAGCCTTTGAGCCAGAGTGAGAGCCGTGTACATGTATTTGTTATACATGACATGGCTCTTTTTATTTTATTTAGAGAGGAGAGGTTCAGGAGTGGGCATAGGAGATAATATTAGAAAAATTGCTGAATATAAGCAGATGACAATTTATCAAGTTATGAAAAAAAGCAAAGTTTCAATAGGATATATGTACGATTTAGTAAACAATAAGCAGTCAAACCCAAGTTTAGATATTTTAAAGAAAATAGCACGTGCTTTGGAAGTAAGCATTGATGAATTAGTAAATTAGAAAATTAGGAGGAAATTTAAAGTGAATATAACATCAGAACAACTAAAAGAAGTGATAAAAGAAGCCTTAAAAGAAAGCAAAACTGATGAAAACAAATTAACCTTAACAATTGATGAGGCTAATAAATTATCAGGTATTGGAAGAGATAAGATATTGGAATTAGTTCATAATCCAAACTCCGATTTTCCATACTTTAAGAACGGAAGTAAGTTCTTAATAAACAGAGATAAATTGGTCCAATGGATAGAAAAAATAACATATGAGAAAAGAACAATTTGATCTTGGAAGGAGGGTCTAAATTGGGAAACATTATTCCAATGGAATTTAGAACACAAAGAATAATGACAACAGAAGTTTTAGCTGAGAGCTTTGGAACAGATAAAAGGAATATAAGTAATAACTTCAATAGAAATATTGAAAGATTTAAAGAAGGGAAGCACTTTTACAAACTCGAGGGGGATGAACTAAGGGAGTTTAAAGGTATTCATCTAAATGATGAAAGCCTAAAGTTTGTTTCTATACTTTACCTTTGGACTGAGAAAGGTGCAGCTAGACACGCAAAGATACTTGATACAGATGAAGCTTGGCAAGTTTATGAGGAACTTGAAGAAACGTACTTTAGGGGTAAAGAGCAAAAGCCAGCTTGTTTAGAGGATGTATTAATTGCACAACTGCAGGAGATGAAAGCATTAAAACAGCAACTAAATCAAGTTAATATTAATGCTTTGGCTGCTAAGGCTGAAGCAGCAGAAGTTAAAAATGAAGTTCAAGCTATTAGAGATGTAGTATCCATTAATCCTAATAGTTGGAAGGCTGAGATAAACAATCTTCTCAATAAATTAGCCAAGCAGCGCGGTGGGACAAGCGAAGCGTACAGAGAAGTTAGAGACGAGAGTTATAAATTACTAAATGAGAGGGCTGCTGCAAAGCTTGAAATAAGATTAACAAATAGAAAGCGGAAAGTACTTGAAGAAACAGGCAGCAAAAGTAAGGCTGATAAGGTTACTAAACTTGATGTAATAGGTGAGGATAAGAGACTTACTGAGGTGTACATAGCCATAGTTAAGGATATGGCTATTAAGTATAAGGTTGCATAAGGAGGGGCCAATTATATGTTGGATAAGCTGAAACAAGAATTATATGAATATATCGAGCTCTATGGCATTCAAGATCCTAGAACAATCTCAAAGAGTCAAGAGCTTGATTTGGAAGTTGTCAAAGTTATGAAAGTGTAGGTGGCACATCATGAAGCATGGTAAAAGACTTTTATTAAGACATAAAAGGTTACTAAGTAGTCAAGGTCATAATCCCAGTGACTTTTTATATACAAAAGATACAGCGCAACATGTAGAGTTTCTTCAAAAAAGCACTGGAAAGTTGCTAGTAATAAGGAGGTAGGTAAATAAACTATGAAATATAAAATTGTAAAGGCATACTTTCAATATTGTAGTAGCTCATACCTAGAACCTACTTTTGATGGGTTAAATGACTTTAATAAAATGTATGGCAAGATATTTTAAATAAAAAAAAGAGTTCCCGAAGGAACCGAAAAAAATAAAAAATGGATAACTATATTTTAAATTATAGTGGAGGAATAGGCAATGAATATATATCAAAAGTTACAGAAATGCAGAGTTGATATACAGAAGACTATAACTAAAAAGTCTGGTAAGAATACTTTTTCAAACTATGAATATTACGAGCTAGGGGATTTTCTTCCTCAGATTAATCAATTTATGGACAAACACCAACTAACTGCAATTTTTAATTATACATCTGAGCATGCAACCTTAACCATTATCAACACTGAAAAAACAGATGAACAAGTATCATTCTCTACACCTGTAGAAGTGACTCAATTAAAGGGTTGTAACGGAATGCAGAACATAGGGGGAACTCAGACATTCGCCCGTAGATATCTTTATGTTATGGCCTTTGAAATTTCTGAGATAGATATTTTAAATAATGGGGAGATAGATGAGGAAGCAGAGTACAAAAAGAAAAGGATTGATTTAGTGAAGCTTGAGACAATTAAAGAAATGCTTAAAAAGACAAATTCAGATGAAAAAATATTCTTAGAATATTACAAAGTCAAAAAGCTAGAAGAGATAACAAACGGACTATTTGTTAAGTGTATGGCCACTTTACAAAAGAAACTTGATGATATGCCAAAGAACATAGACTTAGGAATATAGGGAGATTTTAAGATGTTAGATTTTGAGATTAAAAGTGAACAATTACCTGTTATACAAGTGAACTTTGAGGAAATGAAGAGAGCATTATCTGAAACTATGCAGCATTACAAAGGAATTGTAGTAACTGAAGAAAGCCTTTCTGCATGTAAGAATACCCAAAAAGAATTGGCCGGCATAAGAGTTAAAATTGATACTTATAGAAAGGATAAAAAGAGAGAGTTGTCCAAGCCTATCTCAGATTTTGAAAATCAGTGTAAAGAATTAATAAGCTTAGTTGAACAAGCCGAACAGCCAATTAAAGATGGAATATTAATCTTTGATAATCAGAGGAGAGAAGAGAAAAGGGAGGCAGCTTTAAAAATTATCAAAGAAGTTTCAGAAGCCCGACAGTTAAATGAAAAGTATTCAAGTAGACTGACAGTACTAGACAAGTATTTGAACCTTACTGCGAATCCTAAAAGCGTTAGAGAGGATATAGACCAGAGGGCATATATTCTTGTTGAAGAACAGTCAAGAGAACAGCAGGCAATGGAGGTTATAAGAGCTACAATAGAAAATGCGAATAAAACCATTAAGACTCCTATAAATATCTCAGATATTCAGTACCTAATTAACTTGAATCCACCACTACCTACTATCATTGAAAAAATTAATCAGATGGCAGAGAAACTAAGAGCAGCTGAAAAAAATATTGAGGAAGCAAAGCAGGCAGCGCCTGTAGAAGCGATAAGGGAAACTCCAACAGTTCCAGTAATTAAAGAGCCAGTTGTTAACCCACAAGTGGATGAACCTTTGTATTTTATTGAATTAAAAGTAATTGGAACAAAGGATCAAGCTGCCCAGTTAGGTCAATATCTGAGAGATAACAATTATAAATATACCGTTTTAAATAAAGGGCCACATCAGGAGGCTGATAAATAATGCTTACAACTCAAATAAATATTGAATACAAGGGCGAACATGAAGATTTTGAAGTTGAACATAGCTTTGGCCAATTTTCTATCGAAACAAGTGACTTAAAAATGATTGTAGACAAGAAGCATTTTGAAGAGCTAAGAGAAAAAATAAATAAAATACACAGTGAAGTATTTTAACTACTTAGCAATATAGGAGGTACACATGAGCCAAGGATGGTTAAAACTCCATAGAGAGTTATTTGAAAAATCAATATGGCAAAATTCCACTCCCGAGCAAAAGGTTATATTAATAACCCTACTAGGAATGGCCAACCATCAAGGCAGAGAATGGGAGTGGAATGGTAAACAATTTAAAGCTGCTCCTGGTCAGTTTGTTACCTCATTAGATTCTATCTGTGAAAAATGTGGTAAAGGTATATCTGTACAAAACGTTAGAAGTGCACTAGGAAAATTCAAAAAATATGATTTTCTAACAGACGAATCAACAAAGACTGGAAGGCTCATAACAATAGTAAATTGGGGACTTTACCAAGGTTTTGATGATGAAACTAACAAAGCAACTAACAATGAGGTAACAAAGGACCAACAAAGAGGTAACAAAGAGGTAACACCTAACAAGAATGATAAGAATGTAAAGAATGATAAGAAAGATATTATATTCTCGTTTGAATCTAATGAATACCGACTAGCAGTTTACTTATTTAACTATATTAAAAAGAACAATGAACAGGTTAAGGAGCCTAATTTTGAAAAATGGGCTAAGGACTTTGATAGTATTCTTAGAATTGATGAAAGGGACCTGGAAGAGGTTAAACAGGTTATTAAATTCTGTCAAACAGATAGTTTCTGGTTAGCTAATATTCTTAGCCCTAAGAAGTTACGTGAGAAGTATGAGCAACTTGTATTAAAAATGAAAGCTGAAAAGACTTGTCACAGTATAGTTACTACTAGAGGAAATAGACTGAATTCAAATGGTAAGCATAGTACTTTTAATAATTTCAAGCAGCGGAAATATGATGGTTCAGATGGTGGTATAAATATGGATGAGTTAGAAAAGAAACTTCTTGGATGGGATTGACTAGAATAATAAGCAATTAAATTATTATCTCAGTAAACATAATCCAACTCTAAAATAAAAAAACTAAAAATGTTCTTTGAAAATTGAATAGTACGGTATTTTTGATAAGATCTAAATGTATATAAATGTGTAATGTCAAAAATCTTGCATGTGGTACATAATCTGTTAATATTAAGAGAATAAGAAGGAATTTGTTGTCTTTTGTAGAAATTAATGATTATATAAATATTTAGTTTTTCCAGAGGACGTGATTAAGATGGATCCAGTAACGATAAATCTCATTAGTGCGCTAACAAAAAGCATTGTTGATACTTGGTTAACGCCAAAACTGAAAGAAATGCTTGAGAAAAGAGAGATAGATAAGAATTTCTACAATGAAGTTTCTGATAAATTTGCTGCATATCTTAAAGAAATATATAGTAGCCAGCATATTATGAATACTATCGTATTTAAGAATCAACAAAAGACAATAGATGAATTATACATTCCGTTACACTTAAACAAAGTTATGAATAATGGCGAAGATTTTGAATGTATAAAGGTTGATTCATATAAGAAAGAATTCATTGAAAGATACAAAAAAATAATAATAACTGATACAGCTGGGATGGGAAAATCTACAGTGATGAAATGGCTTTTTATTAACGCAATTAGGCAACATGAGGGGATTCCAATATTTATTGAGCTTAGAAAACTATCACGAGAAAATACAATAATTAATGAGATCTTTAAAAATATTAATTCTATTGATAACCAATTTAATGAAAAATATATATTAAGTTTACTAAAAAGAGGTGACTTCATTTTCTTTTTCGATGGTTATGATGAAATCGCAACTAATGATAAAGCGAAGGTAACAGAAGACTTACAGTGGTTTATATCAAAGGCTTCAGAAAATGTATTTATTATGTCTTCAAGAGAAGAAAGGGCACTTGTAAGCTTTGGCGATTTCCAACGCTTTAATATTAAACCTCTCGATAAAAATGAAGCTTATGATTTAATTAGTAAATATGATAATGGCGGAGAATTATCGGCAGAACTAAATAAAAAAATAGAGAGTGATAAAAATTTAAGTCTATTAAGTGAATTCCTTATAAATCCTCTTATGACGTCTCTTTTATATAAAGCATATGAATATAAGAAAGTAATACCATATAAAAAATCTCTTTTCTACAGACAGGTTTATGATGCATTGTTTGAAGTACATGATTTTTCTAAGGGTGGAGTTTTTGTACACGATAAAGAGAGTAAATTGGATATGGATGATTTCGAAGAGGTAATTAAGTATATTAGTTATAAATCATTTGTAAGGGGAAAAACAATATATCAAAGAGAAGAGCTAATTGGTCTTATAAAAGAAGCAAAAGAAAAAAATACAAGAATTCAATTTAAAGAAACTGCTTATTTAGAAGATTTAATAAAAAATGTTCCTCTGTTCATTAAAGATGGAGTAGAATATAGATGGACCCATAAGTCGTTTCAGGAATACTTTGCAGCTAAATATATATGTCATAATATAAAAGATAAACAAAAAGATGTTTTGTTAAGCATGGCTAAAAGTAGCAAAAATGATATCTATTATAACGTGTTGGACTTTTGCTATGATATTGATTATACAACTTTTAGAAGGACAATCATTTTAAATTTAATATCAAGTTTCATGGATCATTATAACAATCGTCAATTGTTTATAGATATGAAAATTGATAATGCAGATATCAGCGAAAGAAAGATGCTAACATTCTCAAAAAGGCTATTCTTCTATAGATATAAAACTAATGACATAGAAATAAACAGAAATATTACTCATGAGGTACTTAATAGAATAAAAAAAGATATTGGGCATTTTGTTACGATTTTAACTGCTAAAGAATATCTTATTGGATATAGTAATTTACCTAACTATAATATAATAAAGTTATTAAGAAATAAAGGAGAAAGCTTTATTATAAAATCCAATAGTAAGCATAACTATATTCAAATTGAATACTTTACAGGAATTGTTAAGGATAAATTGATTCTTATAGATGAATCAGAAGAAAATGTTTTTAATTATAAAGAAAATTTTACAATTGGTAATTCGATAATTTATGATTTCTTAATATATGAGGGGGACCCACATGAAAATTTATATACACTTGATCTGAAAGAGTGCATGAAACTAAAAACCCTTATTGAGAAAGAACTTGAATCTGAAAAATTTGAAGATGATGATTTTTGACTTATTAAATCAGAATAACTTCTGAAAAAAATAAAAATACCGTATTATTCAGAAATGAATTTTACGGTATTTTTGTGTTATAAAATGCTATTAGTGAAAGAAGTGATAAGATGACAAAAAGTAAATACGGATCAAAGAAAATAACAGTTGATGGATATACATTCGACTCCTTAGATGAGTTTAAATATTATGAATATCTCCTGAAAAGAAAAGCTAGAGAGGAAATACTAAACTTTGAATTGCAGCCTACTTATGAGCTAATTCCTAAGTTTAAGAAAGAAGGAAGATCATATAGGGCCGCGACATATACACCAGATTTTCTTATATATCATTTAGATGGAAAAGAGGAGCTCATCGATGTAAAGGGGGTTAGTACTCAGCAAGGAGAGCTAAGAAGAAAATTATTTGAGTTTAAGTATCCAGGAATGAAGCTTACTTGGATTGCCAGAAACTTAAAACATGGAAATTCCGATGGTTGGATTGAATATGAAGAACTTCAAAGAATAAGAAGGGAGAATAAAAGATGAAAAGTCAAATTAACATAGAAGAAACTATAAATAAAGCAGCAATAAAGGCCATAAAAGAATATGACAAAGAGAAAAAGTTAGAAGAGAGGAGGAAAGTATTCCATAACACAAAGCTTCTATTAACTCATTACAATGATTTAAAGCAGCATGTTGAGAATGCTATAGCAGACATAACACAACTTGAAAGCGACCTTATAGAGTTAGGAGATATTGAAAGAGATGAATTATATATACTCTCAATAAAAAGAAGTAAGAGTAAAACATTAATTATGATAGCGCATATAGATATGGCCTTAGATATATTAAAAGAAAAGCAAATCAAATTATGTTCACTCGAGAAGTATGAAGCACTAAAAGAAGTCTGCATTAATAAAATAACGCATGAAGAAATGGCAACTAAGTTATATTGCAATGAAAGAACCATAAGAAGATGGATAAATGAAATGGTTAATGAGTTAGGAATTCTGTTGTTTGGCATAGATGGGTTAAATATGGGTGCATAGAAATTTTAGTAAAGAAGTAATTGCACTTTGTATTTAAATAAAACGTGCTATAATTTACTAGATAAACAATATTTAGGAATTATAGTAATTAATAAAATAAGTTCAACGTATACGGAATTAACAATTATTTGAATTATATTTTATTATTTGGGGGGAGTTATGATGGTGGAAAATGAAAAGCTAAAAGAGTTGAAAACCTTTAGGGTTGTTAAGAAAGAAGATCTTATACTATTGCTACAGGACTTGATAATTACTACTGAAAAAAATATTAGGAAATATAAAAGATATATAAAAGAATTAGAAGACAACTTAAAAGAATACGGTATACATGAAATGGGAAGTGCTGGAAAAACAAAATTCCCTAACAAGATTTATGATGATTGTTTAAGTAAAATTTCATTTATTGATAATAATCTATTGAATGCTATTGCAGATGATACCAAACTTGCAATGTCATATTTAGGTTTTAGAAAAATAGCAAAAAAAAGAATTGAAAATAAGGCAATAGAACTTGAACTATTATATCTAACTGACGAAGAAGAGAAGATTATCAAAGATTTCACTAAACAAAGAAACTGGGCTCACCATTTACCCTTCTCTTTATTAACATCAAAATTAAGACTCATTGAACAAAATCCATCTCTTCATAAACATCATAATCTGAATCCCATTACAATAAACGAGTTTCAGGATTGCGAGGGGAGTTATCCATTAAATCTTTATCACTACTCCCTACAAAATTATGAAAATTTTAGAAAGATCTATCAACATATGAAAAAGCAATATTCTCGACTAATAGGGCAAAGTATATATATAGAAACTCGTAACATTACTGAGCCAAGGAAATTTGAAGAGATTCAAGCAACTCAGTTATCTACTAAAGTTCAAGCAATACAAGATAAATACATTAGACCTGAACATGAGAATAGATTAAAATAAATATTTGTAGTAGTGTTTACTTACTAAAATAGTGAGAATGATTACATACTTAAATATTTTGTGCAAAAGTCGTTAAATTAAAAGTGCTGAGCAACTTATTATAGAGATTTAAATTTATATGTCTTAATCTAAAAAATTATTTTCAAATAATAATACTAACTTTATAAAGCAAATATTATTGTCAGATGAATGTCAAAATGATGTCCTAGAACTGTCTGGCTATATGTAGTAAAATAATAATATGAATAATTAGGTTGAATTGCCAGCAGGGAACTACAAACTGTGTGGCAACAGTGAGCACTCATTGATTGAGTGCTTTTTCATTTTTTCTTCTTTTGATGTGACGGGCGGTGTGAGCTTATAACCTACATCAAAATTAAGGAAGTGATATTATGTTAAATCCACCTATCTCAAGAATGGGAGGTAAGTCTAAACTAAGAAAGACTATAATAGAAATGATATCTGAGCATACATGTTATATAGAATTATTCTTTGGTGCAGGATGGGTATACTTTGGTAAAGAGCCTTCTAAGGTGGAAGTTATAAATGATATTGATAAAGAACTCATCAACTTGTTTAGAATGATCAAATACCATGCACCAGAGATAGAGAGAATGCTGGAATATGAATTCTCAGGAAGAGATATTTTTGAAGAATATAAAAACTATTGTGTAGAAAACCTCACAGAAATCAATAGAGCTGTGAGGTTTTTATATTTAATATCTCAAAGCTTTGCAGCTAAAGGAAAAGACTATGGATATGGGACTACTTGTAAGCCTAAACCACAAATTTACTATAAAAATGTATTAGGAGAGATTAAAGAAAGGCTAAGAAATACTTATGTTGAGAATTTAAGCTTTGAAAAAATCATTGATAAATATGATAGAGAGCATAGCTTTTTCTTTGCAGATCCTCCTTATTTTGAACTAACTGGATATGGCAATGAATTTGGAGAAGTTGAGCACTTAATTTTAAGAGATAAGTTATTTCACATAAAAGGTAAATTTTTATTAACTATTAATGATCATGAAAAGGTAAGAGAATGGTATAAAGATTTTAACTTTAAAGAAGTTGAGGTTGGATACTCCGTGAGTAGGGAAAAGAATGCAAGAGGCAAGTATAAGGAATTAATTATTACTAATTATTGAAATATAATTTTTAGTATATCAAAGGTAACTGGCAGAAAAAAAGTATTAATGGTTATTTTTCTTTGCGTACATCTTTAAATGGTTTATTATTTGAGGTCTTTTGGTCCATACAACGTGCGGCATCCGAATCTCTCTTTACCCATGAATCTGTTTTGGGATTATTGGTTTGAGAACGGTCTCTAATAGCACTGTCTCTACATACTTCACCATTATCGCTAGCCAATATATCAATCATGCTGATTATCACGAACCTTTAGCTAGATGATTCAATAAAAAATCGACTTTGTGTTCTTATTAGCAGGAGAATTAGTAAAAGTGTTGAATAATATCTAATGTAAGGAGAGTGGATCATGAAAATGAAAGAATTATTAAAGTATATTGAAAAAGATAATTACTTACTTAATAAAAGTATAAAAAAGTTAAAAAAGCAAGAGAAAACGGACTATATAATAAAATGCGGAGTCTGTTTAGTGCTTGTACTTTTTTGTGTCGTAATGATATTCAAGTTCGCCACAATGGATTCTTCCAAAGCTAATTTTAATGAATATCTTGCAGTTATAGCAATAATCGTCTCGATGGGTTCATTAGTTATAGGTACTTTGACAACATTTGGAGTAAAATCAAAAGAAAATAAGGTTGAGGAATCATTGAAATATTTAAGACAGATCGCTATTTTGCAAGTATATAATTCTGATAAAATAGATGACAAGGATAAAGTTGACATAATTAAAGCGATATGTGAGTAAGTAGAATTAGCTCATCTTTTGTTTCAAAAGGCTATAGAAGGTGCGCTATATTAAATAGTAGAAATTGAAATAATGTATTTGTTCTATTATAAAGCTTTATATATCGGGTTTACTCTTGTTTGTAGCTAAATAGATTCAAATAAGAATTACTTTAATTCACGAAGACCATAAAAAGCTTGCTTCTTTTGGAAACTTGCCATATAGATGAATTTAACAAGATTAGTAGTTATAAAACTACCATGATATACATAATTTACTTATTTTCCTCATATAAGAATAATGGGGTGATTTTATGAAAATAATGAATAAAAGTAGAAATTCTAAAGAAAGAGCAGAAAAAGGTGACTTGATTGTAACTGATAAAGGTAATAAATATTTGGTTATTAATCTTATAGATCAAGGTGCAAAATGGGTTCCGATATGTGCTTGTAGAGTTTTAGATTTAGATAAATTTTTTCCTTTTACAATAGGTAATGAGAATGAAGAAATATGTGTTGGATATAAGATTAATAATGAAGAAACTATAAGCTATATAGTTGACAAAAACAAACTAGAACTGATAATCAATCAATAGAAATAAATAGTTCGACATATGCAGGAAACCTCCTTTTGACATAGAAGTTATTATGTGGAAAGGAGGTGGAGTTATGAATTTTAATGAAATTATAAACACTATTGCCGAGTCATCACCAAGTGATTGGTTGTATGATGATGATCTAGGGTTATACGTGTATACAGAGGATGTTGACATTACTATACTTAGTGATAGAGATTGGCCAAATGATAATGGGTTTGACGAAGAATCCAGGTTTCATGGGACCTGGGCTGAACAATTTCCAGATTCTAATGCATATAGAAGGCGATTCTTTATTAGATACCGTGGTGTAGTAATAAGTGCGTTCTATACTGCATTAGTAGATGGTGCAAGATGTTATATCCCGTATCCAAACAGCCAAAGTCTGAGCATTACTAAAGAACAATATGGAATAGGGTATATTATTAATTCGTTACCAGCAAGATATGATTTCGATCAATATTTAAGGCGAGCTGGAATTACAGTTCAATAATTTAAGGAGCTTAGGCTCCTTTTAATTTTAATCTTTATTTCCAATTAGGGCAGGTGAGGTGATTTGCCGAGAGAAAGAAATCCAAGCAGAGTAAAGGCAAAAGAAATATATATAAACTCTAAGGGTAAGAAAAAGCTTAAGGATATAGCTTCAGAACTTGGAGTGTTAGATACTCAAATAAGAAAATGGAAAAGTACTGATAAATGGGATGATATTTTAATAGGAACGTTACCCAAAAAGAAAAGGAACACTACTATTAAAAAAGATACCGTTAAGAAAGAAGCCAAGCGGGAAGCGGCAATAGAGATTGAAGGATATGAACTTACTGATAAACAACGGTTCTTTGCAGAAATCTATGTAAGAAACTTTAATGCAACACAAGCAGCAATTAAAGCGGGGTACTCAGCCAATAGCGCCTTTGTAGAAGGTTCTAGGTTGTTAAGAAATCCTAAGGTAAGGGTTTATATAGAATACCTAAAAGAACTTAAGAAAGCATCTATTATGCTATCAGAAGAAGATATAGTTGAAAAGTATATGAGAATTGCTTTTTCAGATATAACAGACTTCATAGAGTTCGGACAAGAGAGAATTCCAATTATGACTGGTAATGGTGCTATCATTTATAAAGATTCGACTACAGGACGAGACGAAATTGCTACCCAATTAGTTAATACTGTTAAATTAAAAGGCAGTTGGGAAGTTGATGGTGGAATAGTGACTGAAATTAAAACTAGCAAGCAGGGTACGAGCGTTAAACTAGAAGATAGGTTGAAAGCTCTTAACTGGCTTGCTAATTATTTTGGTATGAATCCAGAGCATAGATACAGAAAAGAGTTTGACAATAAAAAGATTCGGCTTGAAAAGGAACGTTTTGAGCATCAAAAGAAGATGGATGAATCAAAGGTTTGGTGATGTAATTGGCTAAGTATGCAATATTAAAAAGCTTTTATGCTAGTGAAGAATGGATTAAATTCAGGCAGGTAGTAATTAATGAGCGCATAGCTACTCATAAGAAAGTAATATGTGAACATTGCGGCAAAGAAATAGTTGATACAAAAGATAGTATTCTTCATCATATCATAGAGCTTATACCGGAGAATGTTCATGATTATAACATTAGTCTTAATCCAGTAAATATAGAGCTTATATGTTTTGACTGTCACAATAAAGAACATAAACGGTTTGGCTATAAGCCTGAGCATAAAGTATATTTGATATTTGGTGCTCCGCTAAGTGGGAAGCATACATTTGTTAAAGAGAATATGCAGCGAGGGGATTTAGTTGTTGATATGGATAATCTATATGCTGCAGTATCAATGCTTCCAGGTTATGATAAGCCTGATAATTTATTCAGTAATGTAATAGGAATTCATAATCTTTTGATTGATAACATTAAGACCAGGTATGGTAAATGGAATAACGCTTGGATTATTGGTGGGTATGCTGATAAGTTTAAAAGAGAGAAGATAGCTACTGATCTAGGAGCAGAGATAATCTTCTGTGACATAAGTCAGGAAGAGTGCCTAAGAAGACTTGAAATGGACTTAGAGAGAAGATATAGAAAGGCTGAATGGTCAAAGTATATAAATAAGTGGTTTGAGGACTATAGATATTGATAAGTAGCCATAGCCCCCCATCTAACGATTTTTGGCGCCTACAGCAGGACCGTAGAGGGGACACAAATTACACGCATGGCTAAAAATTTGAAATTCTTCGGAGGATTTTTTAAAAATGACAAAAGGCCAGGTATATAAGGCAGAATTTGAGAAGTTAAGAGAAATATTTAAAGATGTTGAAGAAGGTAAAAGGAAGCTGGTCGAGGGGTTAATCCAAGATGCGGCTTTTTTATTTGCAAAAAACTATGTACTAAGAGAGCTGCTAAATTCTACTGGCTTTATAAAAGTTCATCCTCAGAACAAAGAATTGCAAAAGGCTGTACCTGCAGCTAAAGAGTACCGTCAAAACCTTAATAGCTACTCAGTAATAATAAAAACTCTTAACAGCATTCTACAAAAGGTTGAATCTGACGATGATGATATGAGCGAGTATGAAGGGGAGTAGTTAAATGAATCCGAATATAATTGATTGCACCTATAACGGTCAGTATTCATGGCTCCTTGAGTATATCCACAAATGCAAAAGTGGAGAAATAATAATTGGTCATGAATTGATGCAGCAGTTAGATATCCTTTTAACTCACTTTGACAATCCAGATATATCAATTGACTTTTCATCTGCACATAAAAGAATAAAATTTATTGAAGAAAAATGTAAACATAGCGAAGCTCCATTTGCCGGAAAGCCTTTTATACTACTTCTTTATCAAAAGGCTTTTATTGAGGCTATATACTCTTTCAAAATCTATGATGAGGAAATAGGCAGGTTAGTAAGACTTTATCAAGACATTCTATTTCTTGTAGCTAGAAAAAACGGTAAAACTCCTTTAATTTCAGCAATCTGTCTCGCTGAATGGTTCTGTGGACCATTGGGATTAAAGATACTTTGTTCTAGTAATGACTATGAATCAGCTGATCTAATGTTCAGTGCAATAAATTCAATGAGAGAAGGTAGTCCCTCACTAGAAAAGGTAACTAGGAAAACTATCAAAGGAATGTTTTTCGGAAATCCTAAGAAGCGAAAGAAAACAGGCAAGTTTTCTTATGCCAACAAAGGAACTATTAAAAAAATATCAGCTAAGACAGGAGCAAAGGAAGGAAGAAATATTGGCGTTGGTGCCGTTGACGAGGTCCATGAGCTTAAAGATAATTCCTCAATAATGCCAATCAGACAAGCTCTATCAACTCAGGAAGAACCACTATACTTTGAGCTTACAACTGAGGGAGTTGTCAATGATGGTTATTTAGATGGCAGACTTAAAGAAGCTAGACAGGTACTTAATGGAGAGCTTGAAAGACCACGTTGGTTAATATGGCTTTATACTCAGGATAATGAAAACGAAGTGTGGCAGGATGAAAATAGTCATTATAAATCCAATCCATCTTTGGGAATTGTAAAAAAGCGAAGCTTCCTTAGGCAGATGGTTGAAGAAGCAAAGACAAGTAAGCCAACGAAAGTATTTGTACTGTCCAAAGACTTTAATATCAAGCAGAATAACTCAGCAGCCTGGCTTATGGCTGATGATATTAAAAACGAAGCAACCTTTAATCTTGAAAATTTTAGAAACTGCTTTGCTATAGGAGCAGCAGACCTTTCTAAAACCGGTGACTTAACAAGCGCACGAATTATGCTTATGAAACCAGGAGATGACCATAAGTATTTTCATCAACACTATTTTATTCCTGAATCTAAACTCGAAAGTCTACCTAAAGATGATTTAGAGAAGTTTAAACAATGGATAAAAGAAGGATACATTACAGTTTGTCCAGGTAATGAAAATGACTTTAGATTAGTTTCTGCATGGTTCTATAAACTGTATAAAAATTACAATATCAGGGTGTTTAATACCGGTTATGATAAATGGTCTGCAGTATATTGGGTTAAGGAAATGGAAGGATACGGTTTTGACTGTACAAGGATTAATCAAGATTTTGGAACTATGAGTGATCCTATGAAGCTTGTAGAAAAAGATTTACAAAAGAAATTAATTATCTACAACAACAATCCAGTAGATAAATGGTGTCTTGAAAATACAGCATTTGTACTCAACAGTAAGCTTGATATAATGCCTGTCAAAGTGCAAGGCCAGGATGATAAGAAAATCGACGGAGCCGTGACTATGATAATCTGCTACAGAATTTACATAGACAATAGACCAACATTCTTAGATTTAATAAAAAGGGCTGCTTAAAAATAAAACTGAGGTGATAAAATGCCAATCAAAGATATATTCAAAGGTTTATTTAAGAATAAAAATCCATCAAATAAGAGATTTGCAACGATGCTCAACGGTGGCACACCAATATTTAGTCAATTTGGTCAAGATATATATGCTTCTGATGTTGTGCAAATATGTATAGACACAATAGCAACTGAATGCAGTAAGCTTCAACCAAAACATATACGGTCAGATGGCTCAAATATGCAAGTCCATGTAAAGAGCAGCCTTAATAGGCTGTTTAAATTTGCGCCAAATCCGTTAATGACAACGAGAGATTTTCTTGAAAAGATAGTTTGGCTTCTTTATATGAATTTAAATTGCTTCATCTATCCAATGTATGAGTTAAAAAGAAATGATGAGGGTATCACAGTTAAAGAATACAAAGCTTTTTACCCACTAAACCCAACGCAAGTAGATTTTCTTCAAGATGAAAGCAATAAGTTATTTGTAAAATTTTATTTCAACAATGGTGATGACTTCACGCTTCCATATGACGACATAATTCACTTGAGAAAGAAGTATTCAGTTAATGACATTATGGGCGGTGGATTGAACGGTCAGCCAGATAATGAAGCTCTGCTCAAAGTATTAGAAATAAATAATACGCTGTTGCAGGGTTTAGAGAAAGCAATAAAATCAAGTCTATTAATCAGGGGTGTATTAAAGATTCAAACTATGATGGATGACGAAGGCCAAAAGGCTGAACGTGCTAAGTTTGAAAGAGCAATTGAAACCGGAAATGCTGGGATACTTCCAATTGATTTAAAAGGCGAGTATATACCCTTAGAGATAGATCCTAAAATGATTGATAAAGTCACTCTGGAGTTTTTGGAAAATAAGATCCTCAGAAACTATGGTGTTTCAGTTGCAATGATTAACGGCGACTTCACCGATGAACAGTATCAGGCTTTCTATGAAAAGACACTAGAACCGATAATAATCGCTCTAGGACAAGCATTTTCAAAGACTATATTCTCTCAAAGGGAACTTGATTTTGGAAATGAGATAGTATTTTATCCTAAAGATATGATGTATCTAAGTACAAAGACAAAACTTGAATTGCTTAAAACAGCAGGAGAGCAAGGTCTTTTAAATGATAATCAAAAGCTAGCTTTATTAGGTTATCCGCCAGTTGAAGGGGGCAGCCGAAGAACAATGTCGTTAAACTACATTGATATTAATCTAATTAATGATTACCAGATGAAAAAAGCTGGAATAAAAGAAGAAAAACCACCAGAAGGAAACTAGGTAATTGAAGGGAGGTGAAACCAGTGCCAGGAGAATTAAAAATAGAACATAGAGCCATGGGTGGATTTGAAATCAGAGTTGCTGAAGATGGTAAAAAATACATTGAAGGCTATGCAATGAAATGGAATCAGCTATCCCAACCGCTAGGATATTACTACAAGTTCAGAGAGCAGTTTAAAGAAGGTGCTTTTGATGACTACCTTAATTCCGGTCTTGATACAAAATTCCTAGTAGACCATGATACAGGTAAAGTTTTAGGAAGATCTAACAAAGGAACTCTTACTTTAAAGTCAGATACTATAGGACTTAAGTACAGTCTTGAAATTCCTAATACTACACTAGGTAATGATGCTCATGAAGATGTTAGAACAGGGAATAAGGAATATATTTCTGTTGGATTCAGAGCTACTGAAGACAGTTGGAATGAAGCAGATGAGAGCAACGTTATAAGAACTGTTATCAAGGCTAATTTACCTGAGATAAGCTTAACAGCATGGCCAGCTTATGAGTCCACTACTGCAAGTACAAGAAGTATGGAAGATGCCTATAAGGAATATAGAGACTCAAAGCAAGGCAATTCAAATGACAATCAACAACTTGAAATTGAGAAATTCAAACTATCAAAATTTTATTAATGAAAGGTTAAGGTGCAAACTATGAAAAAGAAATTATTAGAAATGTTAAAAGCTAAAGAGGAAAAGAGAGACTCTTTAAAGGCAAAGGGTAAAGCAAGTAATGATATTGCTGAAGTAAGAAGCATAAGTGAAGAAGTGGATGGGTTAAATTCAGTGATAACCGAACTTAGAGCAGTTATCGATGGTATGCCTGACGAAACCGAGGACCCGGTAGCATATCCTGCTGCTGAAACAAGAAGTCTTCCTGGTGCAGCTGTAAATGTACTTGGTACATATGGAATCAGAACTCAGCAAACTGCTGAAACAGAAAAAAGAGCAAAGGAAATGGAACAGACACTTGAAAAAAGAGGTGCAGACTTAAAGAATAAGAGAGCTGTAACCTTTGAATTAGATGAAGTTCCTGAGTTAAGAGCTGTTACACTTGGAACTGGAAAGCTGGTAGTTGAAACTAAATATAGCAGTACTTTAAATGATACTTTCAATCAAGTATCCTCAACTGTAGATCTTGTTAATGCAGTCCCTTTGAATGGCGGAGAAAGCTATGAGAAGGGATTTGTTGTTTCATACGGCGAAGGTGATTACACTGATGAAACAGGTGAATACGATGAAACTGATGCAGAATTTGACTATGTTCCAATAACAAAAGCCAAAATAACAGCTTATACTGAAATGTCAGATGAAGCTACAAAGCTTCCCAACATAAATTACCAAGAATTAGTAAGAAAGAACATAACCATAGCATTAAGAAAGAAGATGTCTAAACAAATTCTTGCTGGACCAGGTGGAGCAAATGCCCTAGTAGGTATATTCAAGGCTCCTGCAAATGTAATTCCTGTTGCATCTGATTTAGTTATCAGTGATATAGATGCTGATACACTGGATAAGATTGTTCTTGGCTACGGTGGAAGCGAAGATGTTGAGGGCAATGGATACTTAATACTTAACAAGAAAGATTTAGCTGCATTTGCTGCTATTAGGTCTACAACTGGTGAAAAACTCTATAAGATAACTCTTAACGGAAACACCGGAACTATATCATCTTCTGAAAGCTTTGAAGTACCATTTGTAATCAATAGTGCATGCGCAGCGTTATCAGATGATACTACTGCAGCTGATACTTACTGCATGGCTTATGGAATGATGCACTGCTATGAAATGCCTTTATTCTCACCAGTTACAGTTGAGGAAAGCAGAGACTTTAAGTTCAGAACTGGTCAAATAGCTTATAGAGGAAGCGTTTGGGCAGGCGGAAATGTTGCTATGTACAAAGGCTTCATAAGAGTTAAGAAAGGCGTATAATAAAATTTACAAGAGAACAGGACTAATTTAAACATTAGTCCTGTTTTTCCTTTATTCAGGATGGTGATAAATAATGGACCAAGAGGAATTGAATAAGGTTAAAGAATGGCTCAGAATAGATGGAACAGATGAAGATACTATCTTATCATCTTTAATCCTGTCAAGTAGGTTCATAATAAAGCAGTCAACCGGAGTTAAGTTTGAAGACTTGTCTGGTAAAAGTGATGCTATAGAAGTCTATAGGACTATTCAAAGATTAATAATAACGGATTTATACGAGAACAGAAGCGGTTCAGGAAAACTTTCACCTGTTGTAATTAGTTTATGTAAGCAATTAGAGATATATAAGACAGTTATTTCAAGCGAAAGTGGTGCTGTATCATGAATCCAGGAGAATTAAGACACAGAATTGAAATTGAAAAGTCAGTTTTAGTTGATAAGCCTAATAATGAGCAAGAAAAGCAGTGGACACTATTTAAAAAAGCATGGGCTAAAATCGATTGTGTAGGCAATGGAAGAAAGCAACTCCAAGCCGGAAAAGAATCCACAAGTCTAAACTATGAGATAACTATTCGTTTCACTAAAGACATTGATAATTCATTGAGAATCAAATACGGTACAAAAATATTCAGTATAGACCATGTAGTTAACTATAAGGAATTAAACAGAGAGCTTCACTTGTTTTGTACTCTTCAGGAGGAAGGTGTATATAAAAATGAGTAATTATGAATTTAAAGGACTCAGCTCATTTGAAAAAGACCTTGTAAGAGTTATAGAAAATAAATACCCTCAAGAGGCTAAGAAGTTTATGCGCAAACAGATTAACGATGTTAAAAAGCAAGCCGTTAATGATACTCCTGAGGATGAGGGTAATCTTAAAAAGGGGTGGAAAACAAGCACCAAGGGCAAGAAGAATGCTTCAGCTAATTTCATAGAATCAACTATAACAAATGATGAGCCTCACAGCCATTTAATCGAAAGTGGGCATATAATTTCAAATCAGCATGGAGAGTACGGCTTTCAAGAGGGGGTTCACATGCTAGAAAAGGCAGTAACCAAGAAAAATGCTGAGTTTGATAATGAATTAAATAAATTTATTAATAAAGCATTAGTGGAGTTGAAACTATGATACGATATTCAGATATAAAAGCAGCTGTGTTGCTGAAATTAAAACAAAAGTTTCCTGATATTAATAGGCCATCAACAGATGTAAGAAGTGGGTTTCCAAAGCCTGCTTTTTTTGTTCAGTTAATTCCTATATCAGAAAATGACTTTAATGAATATGGTGAAATGCTGCTAATCATTAATATTCACTACTTTTCAAAAGAAATGACTGAATCAGCGAATCTTGAAATGGCAGACAACCTAAGAAAGATACTTAAGATACTTAGTGTTGGTGATAGGATTCTTGAAGTTAAAGAGAAAAGATTTCTCATCCAGGATAATGTGCTGCAGTATAAATTTGATTTAAACTTCACAGATGGACCAGAGCTGATAGAGGTTAATGGTGAGTATGTAGAAGAGTTAGATGAAAGCCTTGGCTATGACGAAGATACAGTAAGACTTATGGAAGAATTAGAAATTTATGAAAGCGAGGTAAAGTAAAAATGGGATTACCTGAAATTAATATTAAATTTGAAACCCTGGCGGTTAGTGCTATACAAAGAAGTGCCAGGGGAATTGTTGCTTTAATCCTGAAAGATAGCACTGTCACAACCTTTGATACCAAGATTTACACAGGTATCGATGAGGTTAAAACTGAAGATTGGACTGCTAAGAACAGAGATTATATATCTAAAGCTTTTAAAGGAACTCCATCTAAGGTAATTGTTGAAAGAATAGCAGCTGATGCAGCAGACTACAATGCAGCTCTTGGAAGGCTTAAAAATAAGAAATGGAACTATCTTGCTATTCCTGAAATAGATGCTGACGAAGTAGATGATATGGCTTCATGGATTAAAACTCAAAGAACTACTTATAAAAAGAGTTATAAGGTTGTATTACCTAAATGCGTTGCTGATGATGAAGGTATCATAAACTCTGATACCGAGGATGTTAAAGTCGGCAGCACACCCTATACCACTGCAGAATACTGTGCAAGATTTGCTGGAATATTAGCAGGATTACCATTCACTAGATCTGCAACCTATTATATTTTAGATGAAGTAACATCTATCAAAGAATCTACTACACCTGATGAAGATATTAATGCGGGTAAGCTTATTCTTATAAATGATGGAGAGCACATCAAAATTGGTAGAGGGGTAAATAGTTTAACTACGACATCACCTACTAAGAGTGCAAAGTTTAAAAAGATAAAGATAATTGAAGCAATAGATCAGATGCGTGACGATATAAGACAAGTCTGGGAAGATGAGTATACAGGCAAAGTCAATAATTTTTATGATAATAAAATGCTCTTTGTATCTTCAGTCAATGGTTATTTTAAGGCTTTGCAAAAGGAAGAAGTCTTAGATCCTGATTTTGATGCTGTAGCTGATGTTAGCACAGATGCTCAAAGATTATATCTTCAATCAATAGGTGTTAATGTAGCTAATCTGTCAGATGCACAAATAAGAAAATATAACACAGGCTCAAAGACCTTTATAAAGGCAAGCGGAAGTCCACTGGATGCAATGGAAGATTTAGACTTCTCAATGCAAATAGTATAGGAGGTAAGCGAATATGGCGAAATTACGAGGCAAAAACCAAGTATCAGGTACATACGGAAAGATTTGGTGGGATGGTGAACTTATTGCAGAATTAAGTGACTTTGAAGCAAAAGTAACAGCTAATAGAGAATCTGTTCAAGTAGACATGGATGAGGACAGTAAACTCGTAGGTTTAAAAGGTGAATTAAACTTCAAAGTTAAGAAGTTTTATACTAGAGGTAAAAAGAAACTTCTTGAAGCCTGGAAAAAAGGTGAAGATCCTAGAAGTACTTTAGTAGGTAAAGTTGATGATCCAGATGCAGTCGGAAAGCAATCTGAAAGAGTAAGTATAGGGAATGTATGGTTTGATGATATTACACTGCTGCAGTTTGAAAAAGGAAAGCCAATGGAGGAAGAATTTAAAGGTGGCTTTACTCCATCAGATGCAAGTTTCCTTGACACAATAGAAGTAATGTAGAAAGAAGGGTATTAAATGAGTAAGAAAGAAAAAAGTACAATGTTGAACAAAAGATTAGATATTGCAGAGCTTATAAAAAAAGCTGAAGAAATAAAAAAGAAAAAGTCTGAAACAAAGGAGCTCAAGGTTAAAAGTTTAAATGGAAGTGTTTTAATCAGTAAACCAGGTCACACGCTTATCTCAGATAGTTACGATATGGGAGATAATCATGAAGCTGATAAATATATTATTTACGAAAGTGTATTAGAGCCAAACTTCAAAGATAAAGCTCTTCAGGAAGCGTATGGAGTTGAAGGCTATGATATACTGGATGAAATATTTGATCCAGGAGAGATAGGAGAACTATCAAAGAAAATAATAGAATTTGCTGGATATGGAAATAGCGTTGAAGAAATAAAAAACTAATAAAGGGTAATTTAGAGCTTTACTTTGTACATCATTATGTACAAAAGGGGTATAGCTTGGATTACCTTTTAAATTTAAAGTACTCAGAAAAGTTATTTCTAAAAGCTAGTATGGATCTTGCCATTGATGAAAAAGTAGAAGAAATAAATGCTATAAAGTCACGTAGTTTATTTTAACTAGGTGGCTTTTTGCTTGGAGGTGATACTGTGGCAGGTGGTAAACATGTTATAGGTGCAGTCCTCACACTTAAAGACAATATGTCCGCTACATTAAGAGGAGTTAGAAAAGAACAATCTGCCTTTAAAAAGGATATTACATCTACAAGGAAAGAGCTAGAAAAAACTTTTAAAAAGAAGATGGAAGCCAGGCTGGATGCAACAAGAGCATATAAGGAAATGACAAAGCTAAAAACTGCTATGGCTCCTTTCAGGAAAAAGATAGTTACTGCTATGGCTTTAAAAGACATGGCAAGCAGAAAAATCACTAAAACAGTTAATGAATTAAAATCCATGGGAAGAAGAGTATTTTCTCCTGTTATTAAAATTAAAGATAATATCTCAAGTGTAAGCAGCAAGATGAAAGGTCTTGCTAAATCGGCAGCGGGAGTAGCACTGGCTGCCAGCGTCGCAATTGGCGGTGCCGGTGTTGGAATGCTCAAAAGTGGAGCAGATCTTGAGAAGCAGCAAGTATCCATGGGGCATTTTATAGGCATTAACAATAAAGGTAAAAGTGCTTCAGGGATAACTCAAATTAGGGATAGCTTCCTTAAGGACCTAAGAGAAAATTCTAATGTTACTCCTTTTACATCACAGGAAGTTATAAGAGCAGGAACTAGAGCTTTAGGAATCACTGGTGGAAATACCAAGGAAGCAATGGAACTTGTAAAGATAGCTGAAGATATGGCAGCATTAACACCAGGAAAGACTGTTTCAGACGCAATGGAAAGTTTAGCCGATGCCAAGAATGGCGAAATGGAGCGTTTGAAGGAGTTCAATGCCAAGGTCAGTGCTGAAGAATTTAAGAAGCTAGGCTTTAAAGGGATAGTTGATACCAGGTTAAAGTCTCAATTTGAAGGGGGAGCTGCCAAGCTTTCACAAACTGGATCAGGGTTAGTTTCAACTATAAAAGGAAGATTAGCATCCAGGGCCCAAGATGCAGGAATTAGGATGCTTGAAAAATCTAAGCCATTACTGCAAGGGATAATAAACATCTTAGATAGTCCTAAAATCAATAGTTTTTCAACTAAGGTTGGTGGAGTTTTATCCGCTGTTGGAACAAAGGCTTTAGATTTTGCAAAACTTATAGGAGATAATTGGTCAAAGATAGGCAGCAAGTTTGACTGGATAGTTAGTAAGGCTACTTTCTTTAAAGATGTGTGGGATACTTCCTGGAGCGCAGTTAAGGCAGTAACTTCCGCAGCTATGCCTATTATAGAGCCTATATGGGGTATTATCGCTAGTGGAGCTCAGATGGTATTTACAGCATTTCAACTAGCATTTCCATATGTAAAAGAGATTACATCAAGCGTATGGAGTGTTGTAGAGCCTATTCTAAGTAAACTAGGAGATGCTCTTGGATGGGTTGCTGATAAAGCTGGAGCTATTGCAGGATGGTTGAATAAGAAATTAGATTCTTCACAAAGTAAAGGCTCTGTTGATGGGCGACACTATAGTGGTTTAGATTATGTTCCTTTTGATGGTTATACTGCTAAGCTGCATAAAGGCGAAGGCATCGTAAGAGCTTCAGAAAATCCTCATAATAGAAGAAATAGTATTTCAACTACTAATAATAACAAACCAACAGTAGTAGTGAATATCAATGGAACCAATATGACACCACGACAGATATTAAATGAATTAGTTCCAGAACTTAAATTAGCATTAGCAAATATGTAGGAGGTTTAATGATGGATATTTACTTATATACAAACGACAGAAGCGAAGTCATTAGACTTCCTGTAGTTCCACCTGAAGTCATGATAAGAAGTCCTCAAAAGAATGAAATCTTTGAATCTATAAGCCTTGGAGAATTAAAAACCATAGGCTTAAAAGGACTTAGAACTCTTTCTTTAAGCACTTTTTTTCCTTCTAAGGACTATCCATTTTTAAAAGATAGAACTTACAAAGGCTTCGAATATGTTGACATTATAGAGCGTTGGAGAAGCTCAGGACTTCCTATGAGATTAATGATTACAGAAACCAATATAAATATGCCTATAACAATTGATGAGTTTGAATATGGCATTAAAGATGCTTCAAAAGATGTAGTTTACATCATGACTATATCAGAGTTCAGGTTGGTGTGATATGTACAGGTTATATAAAAGCGATGGTACTGATATAACAAATTATATTGGATATATAAAGAGAAGCAGCTCTGAAAGTGAAATCTCCGAAAGGCTAGATTTTAACTTAAAGTATGAATATAAAGATATTGTCACTGAGGGCAACATAATTATATTCCATAACACCAGGGAGCTATATAGAGGAGTAGTAGTAGCAAGCTCCAGGAGTGGAAGAGGTCCTAAAGAGCTTAATTCCTTTGACTTTGGTTTTTACTTAAATAAAAACCAGGAAATATATCAATTTGATACTACAGCTTCAGATGCTATAGGAATAATTTGCAAAGATTTTAATATTCCAATAGGCAGCATAGTTCATATTCCAACAAAGATAAAGCGTATCTATTATGAAAGCCTATCAGATACTATAGACAAAATACTTAAGCAGGCAGAACTGGATCAGGGCAAGAAATATAGATTTGAAATGCGTGAAGGCAAATTTTATGTTGAAGAAAAGACAGCTAATATCATTAGAGCTACTACCAATGCCTTTGGAAGTTCAATAGATATAACTAAACTTATTTCTAGTCCATCAGTCAACAGAAGCATTGAAAATATGAGAAATTCAATTAAGGTTGTTCAAGGTGGCGAGAAGAGCATAAAGACATTAGCAACATCTCAAGATGCAGCACTAATAAACCAATTCGGAAAGCTCCAGGAGGTTTATAGCATCGATGAAAAAGAAGTTGCTAAAGCAAAAAATATAGCTGCAAATATGCTAAAGGAATTAGCAAGGGTAAGTGAAGAAGCATCCCTTGAGCTTGTAGGCAATGATGATGTTAGAGCAAATAGAGTTCTGGAGATAACAGAAGTAGTCACAGGAATAAAGAGACTCTATAATATTAAAGATTGCACCCATAACTTTGTAAATAACTTTAATAGAATGTCAGTAGGATTGGAGCTGTTATAATGGATGGAATAACTGAATTTGCAAAGATGCTTAAGGAAAGAGAAAATAAAATTAATCCAGGAGTAACAACAGGAGAAGTAATTACTACTTCACCTATTGTTATCAGGCTTGGAGAAAAGATTATATTATCTGCAGCTAAATCAAACTTGGTCATAAGTGATGCTATAAAGACCAAAGTATTAACTGATAAATTAAGTGCCGGTGATGAAGTAATATTAATCCCCACAGCAGATGGACAGGTATTCTTTGCTATAGATAAGGCGGTGAAAGAATAATGTTTCCTCAGTCAGAAATAATTAATATTTCAAATACATCTGAGACTTCAATTAAGAAGTCTTTTTTATTTGACTTTGTAAAGGGCGAATTTGTTCTTAAGGATGGAAGGCCAGTAGTTGCTGAAGGAATTGAGGCTCTAAAGGTTAGCATTGAAAAAGTCTTAAGAACGGAGAAGTTCAAGTTCAAAGTTTATGAAAAGGAAGATAAAAGACTTGAATATGGAATCACAATTCAAGATCTTCTAGTGGGGCACAACTATCCAAGAGAATTTGTTGAAAGCGAAGTTAAAAGAGAAGTTACTGAAGCTCTTTTAAAAAAGCCTATCATTCAAAGATTGGATAATTGGAGCATTGAAAAAGACAATCCGAAAGCAAAAATTAAGTTTAGGGTTGTATTAAAAAATGGTGCTGCTTTTGATAAGGGGGTGAACTATTAAAATGAGCGAGGAACGTTTAAATAGAATGTTATCTTCAGTTTCAGATGAATTTGTCAAAGATGAAGATTCATTTTATTACGATAACTTCAAGGCTGTAGATATAGAACTTGATAAGGTAGATACCAAAATTGAAGAAGCAAATACAAAGCTTGATATCAGGAATCTAAAAGGTGACGAGCTTACTCAAAGAGTCTATGAAAGAACCGGACTAAAGAGAAAACTTGCAACTTATGGTACTACTACTGTAACAGTGTCAGGCACACCAGGAGCAGCCATTACTATTAATGATAAAGTTGCCAGCGATACTGTAAACTTCATATTCAAAGAATCAAAAATACTTGACTCAAATGGGCAAGCTGAAGTTTTAGTAGAATGTGAAAATCCTGGAAGCGTGGGTAATGTTCCTGCAGGTGCCATTAAATATTTTCCTGTCACACTTTCAGGATTGGCAAATGTAACAAACCCTACTCCATTAACAAATGGATATGAACAAGAGAGTGATGCAGATCTTCTGGATAGGTATTTCGAAAGGCTTCAAACTCCTGCCACATCTAATAATAAGGCACAAATAAAAGGATGGGCCAAAGAAATAACTGGAGTTGGTGATGCAAGAGTATTTCCTTTATGGAATGGTGACGATACTGCAAAAGTTGTAATAGTAGACTCAAATAAGCAGCCTGCAAGTAATGAGATCGTTGAAGAAGTTCAAGAGTATATAGATCCAGGAAGTGCAGGGTTAGGTGATGGAATGGCTTCTATAGGCTTATATCTCACTGTTGAAAGTGCAAGCGGAAAGGTTGTTAATGTTAGCTTTACTGCAGACAAAGATAATTCTGTATCGGATGCAGTAAGACTTGCGAATGTAAGAAATAGCATAACTAACTATTTCAAGACTATATCTTTTAATGAAGATGAGCCTCAAATAAGCTATGCAAAAATAAGCGCAGCGATTATGGGTAGCATCGGAATATTAGATATATCAGATCTTCTTGTGAATGGTGGCATTTCAAATATTCCACTGTCCCAGGTGCTGCCTTTAGAAGTGCCGTTGTTGGGGGTTGTTACAATTGCTTAAGGATACAATGATTGGTTACTTGCCAAAATACGAAAGGAAATCAAAACTATTCAATGAACTCATAAATGCTGAAGCTTATGAGATTCAGTTAAAGTATGATGCAATTGAAGATTTTAAACAGCAGCTATCAATAGATACTGCCACCTGGGGCCTTGATTACTATGAGAAAGAACTGAAAATAAAAACAGATTATTCAAAGCCATATGAGCATCGTAGAAGCGTTATAAAATCAAAGATGAGAATAGCAGGGAAATGTGACAGGATGCTGATAAAGTTTGTTTGTGATGCCTATACCAATGGTGATGTTGATGTAAGCTTTAATGGTCATATCGTAGTTAGTTTTACAGGCCTTAAAGGAATACCTCCAAATATCAATGACCTGGAAGCTATCCTGGAAGAAATAAAGCCAGCTCATAAACCTATTGATTTTGAGTTTATCTATAATACCCATGATATGCTTAAGATTTATACGCATAATGAATTGAAGGCTTTCACTCATGATCAAATAAAAACTATGTAATGAGGTGATATAATTGTCTACTCAAACTCAAAATTTAGGATTAATTAAACAATCAGGAAATGAAAACTATGATATAGATATTGTGAATCAAAACCTAGATAGTATAGATGATGCAGTAATAGCAAAGTTACTTGAAGCTATGGGATATACTGATGAAAAGATTAATCAGTTAGTCAATGCTGCTCCAGGAGCTCTGGATACACTTAAAGAATTATCTACAGCATTAGGTGATGATCCTAACTTCAGGACCACAATATTAAATGCCATTGCAGGAAAAGTCGGGAGCGCAGATTTTACTGCCTATCAGGAATCAGTTAACACCCAATTGGCTACTAAGTTTAATAAAGAAGCTGTTGCAATAGATCCAAATACAGATATACTAACTCTACCTTTAGGGCATTACAGAGTTGATGGAGCTGTATCTACAGCAAAAAATTATCCATACACTACTGCATGGACAGAAGCCACAATAACGGTAAGTGGTGTTGGTGTACCTGGCATGAATGGATATAGACTAATACAGTTCATTCCGTGTGATGGACACGCTATTTACATCAAAGGGCAACAATGGAACATTTGGAACCCTTGGACTACCATTTCCAACGAAGCTAGGGTAGTCACTAGAGCAGGCACAGAAACAGTAACAGGATATAAAACTTTTGATACCAGCAGACAATCATTCCCCACAGATGCATCAGGGGGACAATTTGAAGTAAAGGGTACTGCTACAATACCTCCTACAATGCTGTTTCACTATCCTGGTAAGAATGCCTTCTACTTTGGAATGGACACCGACTACAAATTAAAGATTGGTGGATATAGTATGGGAGCAAGTAAAGCAACTGTAATAACATCCCCCACAGCATATCGTATACTAACCAGTACGGTAGACCCCACCTCAGGTGATGGCGAAGATGGGGACATCTGGATTAAGTACAAACCATAAGGAGGGATTGTATGAATAAGTTTAAAGTGGGAGGAGCCTGGAAGGATACGGCTAAGTTATTCACTAAAGTTAGTGGGGCATGGAAAGCTGATGATAAAGTGTTTATTAAAGTAGCAGGAACTTGGAAACTAGCTTGGCAGAGTTCAGTGATAGAGACAAACTTAATAGCTGGAGCTATGTTTAATCCTGCTTCTACAGACTATTGCCCTACAGTTGCAAATATACTTACAGGTACAATATTGTGGCAAGATACCACAGTAAACTTAGGTGGAGGCTGGGATGATGGTGTATTTGTATATAATCCGGCAGATGGAATATTAATTGTAAGGACAAGCACAACTAATTTTAGGTTGTACAATGTGCTAACTGGAGCTATCATAGCGAATTATTCTCTACCAGCTTCCACTTACTGTAGGTCAAATACAATATATATACCCGAGACTAACAAGATATACTTTGGCTATGATTACTTTAATGGAAGTGCCTATGTTTACAGTCTAGCCTCAATGGACATGGCTGGCACTATTACTCTACTTGCTTCCAATCTTGTGTCAAGTGCATATCTGAAATATGTAGTATATGACCCACATCCATCTAGAAGAAGCTTCGTCGTTCAAGGTGCTAATGGACATGTAAATTACGTTAAGTTAGACGCGACTTCTACCCTTATAACAAACTCTGATATATCTATGAGTTATGAGATGGTAGACGAGCCACCTATGTTCTTACCCTTTGAAGATTTTGGTACAGGTAAACAACTTATGCTTAAGGAATATTCTCCTGAGCCTGGTACTTGGTACTACTATTTAGGGTATACTAAACTAACCTATGGTGTAGGAGCGTCCAGCACTACTGCTTGGCAGGTGGGAGCATTTGCATACCATCCTGCAAATAAGAAAATATACATGACCACTGGGTATTTATCATCCTACAAGCTGGCAATATATGACCCTGTTATAATGACTAATTATAAAACCAATATAGCTACGTCTAGCAATAACGGAATAAAACACATGGAGATTGTGGCAGATGGAATAATAGCAATGCAAAATGCAATAGTAAGAAAACTCGATTTAGAAGGAAATACTGTATTTGAAACTACATTTCCTAGAGCATTTAGGGATGGTAGGTTTATTACAGTAGGGCATAACGGGAAAGTAGTCCCTAAATTAGTAATCCAATAAGGAGGAAGAAGCATGCTAAAAGGAAAAACTTATATTAAGACTTATGAAGATGGCACAATATATCTTGAGAATAATGATCCAGAGATGTATTCCTTATATACAGGAAAAACAGAAGAAGAGATGCTGGAGGAAGGATACCTTATAGATAAAATTCCAATAGTGCCAGTTCCTCCAGGCAAGAAATTAGTTAAGAAATATTCACCAGCTAGTGGACTAACTCAAGAATTAATAGATATTGAAGGATATATAACTCAATCAGAAGAAATTCAGAACTTAAAACAAGATTTAGATATGCAAATTAATTATAGCCTAGATATGGACTTTAGGCTTTCAATATTAGAACTAGGATTATAGGAGGGAATTAGATATGACATATACTTATTGTAAAAAAGTAATTGAAAATGGAACATATGGGACTAAAGAAGATATGGTGATTAAACTTGATGTATTTCTTCTCAATGGAAGAATTACTGAAGCTCAGTACAATGAGTTAGTTGCATTACTTGAAGCAAAAGAAGCAGCTAAGGTTGCTGCACAATAGGAAAATAGGACGAACCAAGTACTCGTGAAATATTGTATTTCATGTACAAATATGTTAATGTTACAATATATTTGTAATAATTTAACATGATTTGCTATGAGGGGGATTTATCATGAGTGAAAATCAAATGCAGGATGCAATAGTAGAGGTACTTAAGGAGCGCTCAAAGGATATATACGATGATGGGCTGAAACCCGTAACAAAAGAAAGTGGAGAAGCTTTACAAGCAATTGTTGGACTATTCAATAATGTAGTATTGTATCCTATTAAGAAGGCCAACATTACATTTAAATATAAGTTAGAACAATTCGAGCAGGACTTATGGCGAAAAATAGCAACAATACCAGCTGAGAAATTAATAGAACCACCTTTAAATATCGCTGGGCCAACTATAGAAGCTTTAAAGTACACTTTCGATACACAAGAACTTCGAGAAATGTATATGAACTTAATATCTTCTTCAATGAGTAGCGATACGGTTATATTTTCGCATCCAGGTTACGTAGAAATTATTAAACAAATGAGTCAGTTAGATGCTATAGTTTTTAAAAATATGTCTAAACTTAATTCAATTCCATGTTCCAGAATACAAATAGGATTTGGTGACAAAATTTTCTCTTTTGCAATACCTAAAATATTTGCTCCAGACATAAACGAGGATTATGACCCGTTTTTAATTTCGTCTAGTTTGGAAAATTTGTGTAGACTGGGCTTAATTACTCATAGAGAGACAAGTAGCATAATAGGATACGATTATAAAAAGCTCGTAGATCATAAATTTATACAAAATCAATTTGAACTATTAAAAAAATACAATCCTGAATTAAGTTTATATATTAAATCAACTGAAGAAGTTCTGCTTATAAATGATTTCGGACAAAATTTTGCTAAAACGTGTTTATAAAAATACCTTGTTACTATTTTAAATAAAGCATAATATTTTTGAAGACTATAACTTAGCAAGCGCTCTAAAGATAGGGTGCTTTTTATTTTAAAATAAAATTTGGAGGTAAGTAAAATCATGAAAAAAGAAACTATTAACTCAATAGCAGCATTAGTTGGGACATGGTTCACCTTTATCTTTGGAGCATGGGATACAGCTCTAGGGGTGCTTATTCTTTTCATGGTCCTTGATTATATTACTGGATTCCTCGGTGGAGTTATGAACAAA